TTTCAAATTATATAGAAAATATGAAGACAAAGGAGTATCATTACGTTCTTTCTGTACAAACAACAATGCAGCATATGTTGCCGTTGAAGAAACGTATGGGGATCATTCGTACAATGGGCACGCTAAAAAAGACGAACAGTACAGAAACGACATGACCAATTTTGGAATCTTGATGGAAGTTCAAGGTATTGAAGAACCATTTGTATGGTCTAGAGAATTAGTATCTAAAGTAAATAAAGAAGGTACAGGTTTATATTATAGCCCTTCAAGACGTCCTTCAACTACTTCTGAAGGTGATACTGTAAGTGCTGTATCTATTAATGGTCCTCAAATGGATGAAGTAAGAGAAGCATTTCAAGGTTACTATAAATACATTGATGATTTTATTGATGATATGAAAAAAGTATTTCCAACACTTCAAAATGACTGGGGTGTTTATGTTCCTGAAGTTAAATATCTATCTCCTGAACCATTAGTTGATTACGATACATTAGCATTAATTGATTATAATAATGTCCATTTTGTAGGTGATGCTTTAAGTGCAAGAGGTATTACAGTATCAGGAGCACAGGGAACATATGTTGCTGAATGGATATTACAATGTGAAGAAGATGAAAAAGAATATACTGAAGTAGGAGATATTATAAATTGGTAAAATAAATAAGTTATGGCAAAAAAACAAAAATTTTTTGAAGAAAAAGTTATTAAGTATAAAAATGCAAGGCATTACTTAATACGAATGGATGGTGAAGAACATTGGAAACATCATAGATGGGACCACCCCGCAATTGTTCCTATTAGTAAATATTCTGAGTTTTCAAAAGGATATTTTCTGAGTGGTATAGAATACTCAGAAGAAGATTTTAGGGAAATAATGAAGGAGCGTGAGGGTTTACCTTGGTATAAAACTATGAAGGGTAGAGCAGGAGAAAATAGAAACTAATATGAGAGACCACACACTAGAGGCAATGCCTTATAAAGGAGAACGACATGAAAAAGCATGGGGTCATGAATTATGGATTATTAATAATGAACTCTATTGTGGTAAATTGTTAGTATTTAAAAAAGATAAATCATTTTCAATGCATTACCACCTGTTAAAAGATGAAGCATGGTATATTTCTAAAGGAAAATTTTTGTACAAATATATTGATACTGAAGATGCTGAACAGAAATCAATTGAAGTAACAGAAGGTGATTGTATACATTTAATGCCAGGACAACCTCACCAAATGTTGGCTCTTGAAGAAGGAAGTTGTATATTCGAGGTATCAACACAACATTTTGATAGTGATAGTTATAGGATAGGAATGGGATCATCACAATTAGAGCCTAAAAAATTACCATTTTAGTTATGATTAAGAAAAAATATAAAAAAGAAAACAGTGAACTAATTAAATCCTTAAAAACTATGGGGAGAGATATTGCTGTGTTAGAAATAAAACTAATTGGTACTTCTAAAGTGAAAGATAATTTAATATATGAATGTGTTTACTCAGATAAAGGTAATATTAAAAACATCCCAATTATTGCTTATGATGTAACTCAAGCATTAGCTAAATTAGATCAATACACCCATTCAGGAATCCCTGAGTCAGTTTTACATTATATGCTTGGAAATGAAAGGTTTAATAAATAAATTATAAGTTATGAAAATAGGATTATGTGGTACTATGAGTGTCGGAAAAACAACGCTTGTTGATGCTTTAAAAAGTGTTCCTGAATTTAAATATTTTGTTACTAGAACAGAACGCTCTAAAGAACTAATGGCTATGGGTATTCCACTAAATACAGACAGTACAGTAAAAGGCCAAACAGTATTTTTAGCTGAAAGAGCTAGTGAGTTAATGGCAGAAAAGATTATTACAGATAGAACAATTATTGATGTAATGGCTTTTGCTAAATGTTCAGAATCTATGTATTATTTTGAGGCAGATGATTTTTGCCAATTTGCATCTTATATGTTAGAAGAATATGATTACATATTTTATGTGTCTCCTGAAGGTGTAGAAATTGAGGATAATGGTATTAGAGAAACTAATGCTGATTATAGAAAAAAAATTGATCAAGAAATTCAATTATTACTTAATAAATACAGACATAGAATTAAAAATCTAATTGAGATTAGTGGTTCAACTGAAGAACGTATAAAATTAATTAAACAAGCAATTTTTTCGTGATATTTATAACAAAAATATAGTATAATAAATTTAACACCACATGAAAAAATCAGATTTTAAAGAAGCAATTAAGGAAGAAATTTTTGAAATCCTATCAGAAGCAGATCAAGAAGATATTGATGCGCAGGCTGATTTAAATAAGGAATTAGAAGCAACCAAAGGCCATAGAGATGATTTAGGTGATTCACTATCAGAATCTTTAAACCCTGAAGTAATAAAAGCAGTAGATCGCTTTATTAAAGCAATGGCTAAAAGATACGGATATGGGGAGCAAGATGCAGTATTTGCCATCCAGGCAGCATTAAAGCAAAGAGAATTTGATAAACCTGCTGATATTCCTGGTTTTGAAGGTACAATGGATGCTTTAAATAGTCTCACTATTAGAGAAGATGAAGATGAACCATCTGCAAAAGATGTAAAATCATCATCAAAAGATTCAGTATCTAAAATTGCTAATAAGTTACAACAAACCACTAAAGAAATGAAATCAGTAGTTAAAAAGTGGAAAAATGCTGATGGTAGTGAAAAAGATAAGTTAACATCTCGTTTAAAAGATTTAACTAAAATTAAGAAAGAACTTGAAGGGCTTCTTTAAAAATATTCAAACACTACTTATAGTAGTATTAGTTGTGATTATCCTCTTTATGAGAGGTTGTAGTGGGGGGAGTGTAAATACTGAACCTAAAGTTATTACAAAAATAGAAACTAAATGGGACACAATAACAATTGTAAAGAATGTTTATGTCCCTAAATGGAAAACTAAAATAATTAAAGAAGTTGATTCTATTTTAATAAATACCCCAATTGATACTTTAGAAATACTTAAAGATTATTATACTAAAAATGTTTATGTAGATGAAATTAAATTAGATTCATTAGGTGTAGTAACTATAACAGATACAATTTATAAAAATACAATTTGGAAAAGAGAAGTAAAATCTAATATTTTATTTCCAACTAGATTAATAACTAAAGAGATATACCTTAATAATAGAGAATTTTATTGGGGTGTAGGAGCTTCAGGCCGATCAGACCAAATCAATTATATAGGAGGAGAAATTTTATATAAAGATAAAAAGAAACAAATATACGGTCTAGGTTTAGGGGTTAACCAAGATTTTAAACCTGTTATATCAGGTAAATTATATTGGAAAATAGGTAAAAAATAATGAGTCAGGATTTAAAAAAAGTAATAAGACAAGAATATTTAAAATGTGCTAAAGACCCAGTTCATTTTATGAAAAAGTATTGTTTTATCCAACACCCTCAAAGAGGTAGAATCCAATTCAACTTATACCCTTTTCAAGAAAAAACTTTACATTTACTTAGAGATAACCCCTATTCAATTATATTAAAATCAAGACAATTGGGTATATCAACTTTATCTGCAGGTTATTCCCTATGGTTAATGTTGTTTCATAAGGATAAAAATGTGTTATGTATCGCAACTAAACAAGAGACAGCACGTAACATGGTTACTAAGGTAAAATTCATGTATGACAATTTACCATCGTGGTTATCCATAAAAGCAGATGAAAATAATAAACTATCACTTAGACTAAAAAATGGATCTATAATTAAAGCCACCTCAGCTTCAAGTGATGCAGGTAGATCTGAAGCCGTATCTTTACTACTAGTTGATGAGGCAGCTTTTATTGATAATATTGGAGAAATTTGGGCATCATCACAGCAAACATTAGCTACAGGGGGTGGGGCTATAGTATTAAGTACACCTTATGGTACTGGGAATTGGTTCCACAAAACTTGGGTTAATGCTGAGGCAAATGAAAATCAATTTTTACCTATTAAATTACCATGGTGGGTTCATCCTGAAAGAAACCAAGAATGGAGAGACTCACAAGATTCATTATTAGGTGATCCTAGATTAGCAGCCCAAGAATGTGATTGTGACTTTAGTACATCTGGTGATATAGTATTTCATTCTGAATGGATTGATTTCTTACAAGAAACTACTATCCAGGATCCAGTAGAACGTAGGGGTGTTGATCAAAATTTATGGGTTTGGGAAAATGCAGATTATTCAAGAGAATATATGGTAGTAGCAGATGTTGCTAGAGGAGATGGTAAAGATTTTTCGGCATGTCATGTAATGGATATAGCAACTAATACTCAAGTAGCTGAATATAAAGGACAAATGCCCCCAAAAGAATTTGGATTCTTCCTTACAGGATTAGCTACAGAATACAATAATGCAATGTTAGTAGTTGAAAATGCTAATATTGGATGGGCAACACTAGATGCAATACAAGAAAGAGGATATAGAAATTTATATCAATCCCCAAAATCAGACCAACGTACAGCAGAATCATATTTAAGAGTATATGAGGGCAATTCAGAAATGGTTCCTGGTTTTACTATGTCAATGAGAACAAGACCACTTTGTATTAATAAATTTAGAGAATTTGTTGGTGATAAGTCTGTAACAATTCGCTCAAAACGTTTGATAGAAGAAATGAAGGTGTTCATTTGGAGAAATGGAAGACCAGAAGCTCAAAGTGGTTATAATGATGACTTGGTTATGTCATTTGGGATTGGTATGTTCCTACGAGACACATCGTTGAAATTTCAACAACAAAGTTTAGATATGGCTAGAGCAGCATTAGGAAATATAAAATCAAACAAATCATCATATAGTGGTGGTTTTTCAGGTAATAAAGGTGTTAGCAACCCATATGGTATGGATGTTGGGGGTAAAAACGAAAGCATTAAATGGCTTTTATAATATATTTATAATAAAATAATAACATGGCAGATACAGGTTTATTTTCAAGATTAAGAAGACTATTCTCTACAGACGTAATTATACGTAACACAGGAGACAGTCAACTTAAAGTCTTTGATGTTAATAAAATGCAACAATCTGGGGAAATTGAAACAAATTCTCTAGTAGATAGATTTAATAGAATTTATTCTAACTCATCAACTTCATTGTGGGGTCAACAAGCAGGATATAATTATCAATACTTAAGACCTCAATTATATTCTGAGTATGATTCAATGGATACAGATGCAATTATAGCATCTGCTTTAGATATTATAGCTGATGAATCTACCCTTAAAAATGAATACGGAGAAGTATTATCAATTAAATCATCAGATGAAGATATTCAAAAAATATTATATAACTTATTTTATGATGTTTTAAATATTGAATTTAACCTTTGGCCTTGGGTTAGAAACTTAGCTAAGTATGGTGATTTTTTCTTAAAATTAGAAATAGCAGAAAAATACGGAGTATACAATGTAATCCCTTATACAGCATTCCATATTGAAAGGCTTGAGGGGGGTGATTTAAGTAACTCTGAAGACCCAATGAGTGTTAAATTTAGATTTGATCCTGATGGTATTGCAGCTTCTGATTATGGGTATTATAACGTGCCAAATCAAACTAGTCAACCAAATGCTATTATATTTGACAATTATGAAATGGCTCATTTCCGTTTATTAACAGATATGAACTTCTTACCATATGGTAGATCATACATTGAACCAGCTCGTAAACTATTTAAACAATACATCTTAATGGAAGATGCTATGTTAATTCACAGAATTGTTCGTGCACCTGAAAAACGTATTTTCTATATGAATGTTGGATCTATTCCTCCAAATGA